GAGAAAGGAGGGAGAAGCATGAACCAGAATGAAAACGGCCTGTTTCAGCGGTTTCTAAGCCGCGTTGAAAAGGCTGTGAAAGAGGCCCAAAACACGACGATCACAAAGGCGGACAGCGCCGCAGACCTGCATACCATGACGCAGGCAGTCGAAAAGAGTATCCAAAGCATTATCGCGGACGATTCTCTTTCCGCCGTCGAAAAGTCTGAAATGATGGCCGAGAGCTTGCAGCATTTCACTATGGACGCCACCGAGGGTATCCAAAAATGGAGCCGCGCCACCGGCGTTTTCAAGGATGAAGACGACGGCCCGGACGATGACGACGAATTTGACGAAGATGAGGATTTCGACGACGAAGAACCGGACGAAGAAGACGGCGGCGACGATGATGAAGACGAAGACTACTACAACGATGAAGACGATGAAGACGAAGACGGCGGGGAAGACCGCCCGGCAGTAAGAAAAGGAGCTGATTTCAATATGGCAATCGATATCGCAAAAATGAGCGCCGAAGACCAAGCCACGCTTGCGGCGCTGGAAAAGAAGTACGCGGGCACAGACGCAGACACAGGCAGCGGCGGCGCTGAAATGCACCCCGAGGTGAAAAAGGCTTTGGACGAAGTGGCCGAGCTAAAAAAGGCTATGGAGATGAACGAGCTGACCGCAGTTGCAAAGAAGTATGAGGCTATCGGCAAAAAGGCTGATGAGCTGGCGGGCAAGCTGTACGAGCTGAAAAAGGCTGGCGAGCAGCATTACAACGACTATGTTGCCCTGCTGGATGAGCAAGTGCAGATCACCAATACCAGCGGCGTTTTCAAGGAGTATGGCAGCAGCCGGGCCGTGGGCGCGTCCGACCTTGGCGGCATTGTGGCGGAGATTCAGAAAGCCGACCCCAAAATCACCTATGCTGAGGCCGTTGTCAAAGCCTACGAGACCAACCCCAACCTTGACCAATATTCCGGCAAACGGAAATAAGGAGGTAAAAACATGATTGGAACATCTATTAACAACAGCTTGACGCTGACTGGCATTGCAGCCGCCGACATTGCGGGCGGCGCAGGCAAGGCCGTCAAATACGACGAAAACGGCAAAATTGTCCTTTGCAACAATACGGGAGAACCCATGCTGGGTATTCTCATTTTGCAGACGGCGGAAACCGTCCAGGCGGGCGACAGCGTGACAATTCAGACTTGCGGCAAGGGCAAGGCCGTGGCAGGCGTCACAATCAAGGCGGGCGATATGCTGACCGTAAACACCGACGGAACATTTGTCTTAGCTGAAAACAGCAACTATATCGCAGGCCAAGCCATTATCGATAGAGCCGCCAGCACAGCCGCGTCCTGGGAAGCAGGCGCTATTTTTGGAATTGAGATTTTGAAGGGCGGACAAGCGACCGCTTAAAGAAAAGGAGAATTTGAAAAATGAACCTGACAAACGAATCTATTGCAAAAGCAATCGCAGACGGCTCCTGGAAGCCCAATATCTATTTGACCAATATTTCCGTGGCGCAGTTCCAGCAGCAGGATGATTTTGTGGCCCGGAAACTGTTCCCGATTGTGCCGGTATCCTTGCCTATGAGCAAGTATTACAAGTTCAACAAAGCCGACCTGGCCCGCGTGACCATGGACGAAAAGCCCGCCTTTGGCAGCGTGGCCCCGGCCCTGTTTTCGCAGGAAGAGGCCAGCTACAGCACCAGAGTATACCAGGCCCTGTACGGCGTCGATCAGATTTCTGCGCTGGCCTATAGCCGCGCTCATGCTCCTGGCGCGGCAGACCCGAAAGTGGCAAAGGCCAAAACGGCGGCGGAGCAGACCAACCTTTTCATGGATTATATGTTCGCGCAAAAGTACTTTAAACCCGGCGTGTGGGCAAATGAATATGAGGGCGTGGGCGAGAGGCCCGGCGGCAAACAGTTCTATCCCTTCGACAACGCCAACAGCGACCCGGTACAGTTCATCGACAACCTAAAAGCCGAGATGAAGCGCGAGGGACGCCGCAAGCCCAACAAGCTGGCCCTGGGCGCAAATACCTTTGTGGCGCTGAAAAACAACCCGTCTATTCTGGAGCGCATCAAGTACAGCCCCAACACAAATTTCTCTGGCACTGTGAATGAAAAGCTGTTGGCAGATCTGTTTGGCGTGGATGAAGTGCTGGTGCTGGAATCCACATACAACAGCGCGGATATGGGACAGGCCGCGCAGATGGAATACGTTTGCGACGCCAACGGAATGTTGCTTTGCTACGCTGCCAAATCCCCGGCCATTGACGAGCCGTCCGCCGGTTATATCTTCGCGTGGGATATGCTGGGCAGCGGCCAGCACATGGCCGTGACAAACTTCCTGGGCGCTCCGGCCACCCACTCCGAGTTTGTGGAGGCCCTTTGCTCCTTTGATATGCAGCAGGTTTCCACAGACCTGGCCGTCTATTGCAGAGATTGCGTCGGCAATACTCCGATGGTGTAAGGAGGCGGAACCATGCCTTTGAGTAAACCTAAGCCGGGTTTCGTCGCGTTGAGGCCGGTACGGTTTGACCGGGACTATGCCATTGGGGAATATATCCCCGGCGGCGCAGTTGACCCCAAAAGAGCCGCCGCGCTGGAGGCTATGCGCCTAATCGTCAAAGACGTAGCCACATCCACGGACAACGGCTTGCTGCCTGGGCCTGGCGACGATGAAATGATGGCGTTCAGCGCCGCAGCAGAGCCGGACGCCGCAGCAGAGCCGGAACCCGTAAAGGCCGCGACAACGCGGAAACGAAAAGCACAGCAAGAGGAGGCGTAAACCATGACGCAGCCTGCCTATGACTACGACCCGGCGAAAATCCAAGAGGGCGGAAAAGACCAAATGCGTTTTGAGCTGGGCGACACCGCCATTGAGGGGGGCCGCGACACTTGCGCCCTGGCCGATGAGGAATATGCGGCGATTCTCTCCGCCGCCGCAGGGCGCGGTTTCCAATACGCGAAATACAAGTGCTTGGAGGCGATCATGATGCGCATGGCCTTTGAAGCAGACTATTCCGCCGACGGCCTGAGTATCAGCTTCTCGCAGCGGTACGACCGCTGGAAAGAGCTTTGGGCGCGGATGCAAAAGCAATATCAATCCATCAAGGCGAACCCGGCGGCGCTGGGGGACAGTAAGCTGGACGGCGGACATTATTTCCGCCTGGGCATGAACGACAACCCCCGCACAAACCGGCCATATTCGCCGTTCAGAGACTAAGGGGGCGAAGATATGCAGCCGCCTATTTTTTTCACGCCTGGGCAACAGCTGAAAACATTCACCCTTTACAAGAAAGGTACAAACGTCAGCGCCCGGGGCCGCGTTACCTATGCGGCGGAACAGGAGCCGATAGGCACGTTTAGGGCCACTATCGCGCAGGCCAGCCCCAAAGAACAAGAGCGCTGGGGGCAGATGGGCCACCCGGTAACGCACAAAATCGTGGCCCGCGGCGTTTCCCCCGTGCTGGCAGGGGCGGCGGCGGAAATGATTGTAGAGCATGACGGGCGCTTTTGGGCCGTGGAGGGCGTACACGACCCCTCCGGGCTTCACTTTTTCTATACGCTTTTCTGCAATGAGCGGCAGGGGGCAGGCAAATGAGCAACGTCCACGCCAACCCGGAAAACGCGGCGTCTGTCATTGAATCCGTGGCGGAACACGTCATTCAGGGCGTGAGCCTGGAAGCAAGAAGCCGCTCTTTCAAGATTGCGAACGAGCTGCAAAACAGCCTGAACATGGTATTGCGGGGCCAGCGCAGCGGCAGGCGGTACAATATCCCCGGCAGCGCCCGCATGGTGTACACAAAGGGAAAGCGCGTGGTTGTGGGCTATGAAGCTGACAACTACGGGCGCAAGGGCCGCAAGATTTACCGCCGGGAGGCCGGAACGGCCAAGATCACCCGCAAACAATACACGGCGTCCGCGCCGGGAGAGCCGCCAGCCGTGCGAACCGGAGCTTTCCGGGGGAGCTGGCGCCGCAAGACATACCTCCAGAGCGGCCCGAACTATGGCTTTGAAGTGCGCGGAGTCACAGAAAGCGCCTTGCGCGTCGGGAAAAAGGGCTATCTGCTGGGCGACTTGCTGGAAGACGGCGCCTCCCGCATGGCTCCGCGCCCCTATAAGCAGCGGACGATAGACCGGGCAATGCCTAACATCATGCGAATATTGAAAGCGCCGTATGGCAGGTAGGTGATAGTTTGATAGAGGATTTAATCAGAGCGGCCCTGTCCGGCCCTGGAATCGGCGGTTATTTGACGACCTATGCCGTGGAACCGGCGGTATTTTATCAGCAGGCCCCCCACGACTTAGACAAGGCGTGGGCCGCTGTCCAGTATCCCCGCATTGACTACAATGTGGACTGGCAGTTTGACCCCGAGCGAAAAGCCGCCGGGGCGCTGCTTATCAACGTCTATTGCCTGAATAATCAGGATACCGCCCCGCCGGAGGAAATAGGCGAGGCAATCAAGGCGCAGCTGAAAGACCTGTTTCTCACCGCCGACGGCGAGACATACGCCATGGCCTGGGGCCGGACGGATGCTTTTGGCATGGGCGGAGAGCAAGAGCCCGCGACCATCGGCGTCACGCTGCAATTTGACGTTCTGGCGTTCCCCTATCAGCAGACGGCGGCTCCCGACCCGATAGAGGGGGCGAACCGATGGCTAAAGCGGCGCATACCGGGGGCAAAGATCATCGGCCTGGACGCGATGCCAGACCTATACCGGCCCACGGCGGAAAGCCCGGCACTCTATTGCCGCTTGCAATCGGACGGCAGCAAAATGCGAACGTCCTATGCTATGGCCTGGATGACCGCAGCAATGGCAATCCACGTTTTCGCGCCGGACGTAACCGCCCGGCAGCAAATTTGCCGGGATATCGTGGGCCGCTTGTCCCTGGAAGCTGAATACGCCATGGAGAACGAAAGCCCCGTCCTGGTGAAGCAAACCGGCGTCAACACAGGCGGCGACCCCTTGCGAATGGGGCAGATATTCTTTACCGGGGAATACGGTATCTTGAGGCAAGAGCCGGAATTTGAAAAGTTAAATCATGCAGACATACAAAGGAGGTAGGCTGATGGCAGAGCAAAACCCCTGCACGGCAAGCGGCCACATACACGGCCACAGAGCTTGCACAGGCGGCGCACGTTTTTGGGACGAATCCCGAGGTCGTTCTTGTAGCCCTGAAAGAAAAGGGCGTCACACACACCACAGAGGCGGAGGCCCGCGCAATCGTGGCCGCGTTTCTCGAAAGGAAGGTTTAGTTATGGGTTTTTTCTTCAATGCGGGCGAAACAAAGGCCCGCGCCGGCGTTTATCAGCGCTATGAGAACGTCGGAGGCGCACAGGGCGCGGGAGCGGTAGACGGCATTTGCGCCGCCACGTTCCGGGGCAACTGGGGCAATACCGGCGAAGTAATGACGTTCATGAGCGCCGAAGACGTTGCCGCGCAGCTGGGCGACGGCGGCAAAAACAGCACCGTCAATCTGCTGAAAGAGCTGTTCACCGGCGGCGCGACTACCGTTCACGCGGTACGGCTGGGCGCCGGCGGCGCCAAGGCCACGGCGACTATCACAGATACAAGCGTCGCGCCCCCGAAAAAGGTTCTTGAGAATGTGAGAGCCGCGTTCATTCCTGCGATTGCCGGGGATGGCGGGGATACGTTCGATTATGAGGCTTTCAAGACCCATTATCGGGAGGTTATGGGCGATTATGACGGCGACGCCGCCTCTTTTGCTTCCCTGGACAAAATCCAGCAGGACAAGGGGCAAATCACCGTGGCGGAGGCTAAGGCCGTGTTCATCAATCTGCCTTGGGTTGCCGTCCGTTTCGACAACACAGAGCCGCTGCAAAGGCTGTCTATTTCCTATACCAAGGACGGCGCTCCCGGTACTTTTGTCAAAGGCAACGGCGAAACCGGCGTCAACACAAAAGACGTTATCAGCGGAAGCGAGCCGATCAGAGCAGGCAGCCGCATGGCGTCCTATGTGCTGGGCGACGGCGCAATCGAGACAGACGCCAATCTGGGCTTGACTGGCGACGCGGCCAACGGCACATATAGCTTCATTGTGACGGGCGTCACTGTGGGCGGCGAGAGCGTCACTGTTACCGCCGACCCCGTGACATACGGCGCAGCCACAGCAGCGGCCAGCGCCCCGAAAGCGGCGGCGGCGCACAATGCGGCGCTGATTCTGACCGCAAAGAGCGCGGGCAGCCGCGCCTTGCGCTATTCTATCCGCGAAGTTTTGGGCGACAGCACCAGCCGCGAATTTGTGGTGGTAGAGGGCAGCCGCACCATGGAAAAAATCACATTCCCGGCCAGCGAAAGCGGCGAGGTGGAGGCGCTGAACGCCGCCATTAACCGGCAGTCCGCTTTCTTTACTTCCGAGATCGTGGCCGGATACGCGGGAACCGGCAAATTGCAAATTGTGGCCGAAACGTCCATGACGCCCGGCGCAGACCCCGTTGTTACCAATGCGGACTACTCCGACGCCTTTGTGCTGCGGGAGGGCTACCGCTGGAATACCGTCAGCGTGGATACCGATGATGTGGGCGTTCATGCGATGCTGGCCGCGTATATGAATCGCGTGTACAACGAGGGCAAAATGGCCTTTGCCGTTGTGGGCGAGCCTACAAGCGTACCCCTGGACGACCGCATGGCCCACGCCGCAGCCTATAACGACTACAATGTAATTTACGTCGGCAGCGGCGGCCTGGACGCGGCGGGCGCGGCTGTGGAGGGCAAACAGATTGTGGCCCGCGTGGCCGGTATGGTCGCCGCCGTGCCGTCCAGCCAGAGCCTAACGCACCGCCCAGTTCCCGGCCTGGGCAAGCCCCTGGAAATGCTGACAAACGCCAAGTATGAAAAGGCCATTAACAGCGGTATGCTGGCCTTTAGCACGTCCAGCGCCGGTACTGTGTGGATTGAGCAGGGCATCACTACCCTTGTCAACCCCTCCGGCGAGGATGACGCGGGCTGGAAGAAAATCAAACGGGCAAAAATCCGGTTCGAGTTGATGAACCGTTGCAGCGACACTGTGGAGCCGCTGATCGGACAGATCAAGGCGGCGGGCGGGACGCCGATCGATCTCGCGAACGCCATCGGTGTCGCGCTGAAGCAGGTGGCCG